CCAATTATAATTTAACAAATAATTTATTATGAAAATTCTTTTAGTTTTAATACTTATTTCACTTTCAAATATATCTTATGCTAAAAAGAATGAGAGATATTATCAAAATTTGCATTGTATTATAGCAGGAGGAAAAATAGAATATAGATTAAAAGATAAGACAAGAATTGATTGTTTGACATCTGAATATGCTATTGAGTATGATTGGGCTAAAAAATGGGCTGAATGTTTAGGTCAAGCATTACATTATAGCGTTATGAAAAATAAAAAACCTGTTTGTGCTTTAATAGGCACTAAAAAAGAATTTGATAAATATTACAAAAAAATTAAAAATATTTCTGATTATTACAATTTACCTGTAAAAATCATTCATATAAAAAGCGATGTCAAATGAAATTTATAATACTTCAACATTAGATTATCTTTTAAGAAGTAGCTTAGAATCTTTTTATGAGCAGTCATTTGATAAGTTTGACGGGGGCGAAAAATATTTAGATAATTGGTATATAGGGCTACTTTGCGAATATTTACAAGCTTTCGCTAAAGGAGAAATAAGAAAGTTAAATATTAATATTCCTCCTAGATTTGGTAAATCTGCTTTATGTAATGTTGCATTTTCCATGTGGTATTTAGGATTAAATCCTGAAAAAAGGATAATTTCTATATCACATTCGGCGTCATTATCTCAAAAACTCCATTCTTTTGCAAGAGCAATATCAAATTCATCTTGGTTTCATAGGGCTTTTCCTAAATTTTATATTGATAGTAAATCAAGAACAGTTAAGATAGATCAATCTGAAACTAAAAATACTCAAAATGTTTTTGTTACTTCTAAAGGAGGATTTAGATTAGCAACTTCAGCTATGGGGTCAATTACAGGTGAAGGTGCAAACATACTTATTTTTGATGATTTAATGGATCCTAGGCAATCTATGTCAGTAGTAGAGAGTGAATCTATATTAGAATGGACAAAAACCACTGCTTTTTCAAGATTTAATAATAGAAAACAAGGTCAAATATTAAATATTCAACAAAGATTAAGTGCTACAGATTTTACAGGAACTTTTGTTGATGATTCTTGGGAAAATGTAATTATACCTATAAAAGCTAGAAGATCTAAGATTTATAAATATAAAAACTTTATGCATGTAAATAAAGCAGGATCATATTTAGAACCTAGAAGATATGGAGATACGGAATTAGAAGAAGATAGATATTTAATGGGAACAAAAGCCTTAGAAGCTCAATTTTTCCAAAATCCTTATCCTGATGACGGAGAGATTTTTAGAAGAGAATGGTTTAGATATTATGAATTTTTGCCTAAGATGGATTATTTAGCAATTTATGCTGATACCGCTTCAAAAGAAGGTAGAAATAATGACTATACAGTATTTATGTGCTGGGGGCTTTTGACTAAAAACCAAAGAAGATATGCTTATCTTATAGATGTATTTAGAAAAAAGATGACTACGCCTAAACTTTTAAGAGCGGCAAAAGATTTTTGGTTAAAACATCAATCTAATGAGCATGATTCACCTTTAATAAAATTTGCTGTAGAAGATAAGAGTTCGGGTATAGGTCTTATTCAACTGTTAGAAGATGAGACTAATATACCTGTAACTAAACTTTATCCTGAAAAAGATAAGGTTGCAAGAGCTAATGACATTTTGCCTAGAATGGAATCACATCAAGTTTTATTTTCTAAAAATGCTTCTTGGTTAGGAACTTTAGAAAAAGAACTATTAACTTTTTCTGCTAAGAAAGGTGCAAATAAAAAAGATCAAGTAGATACTTTAACTTATGCAATAAAAGATTTACTTTTTGATCCAGCTGATGCAAGATTAAAACCTATGGATTATTCAGCTTTATTAAAAGAAACTTCAATTTTAAATATATTATGACAAATAAAAAATTAGTTAAAACCAACAATAACAAAACTTTACAATCAATAAACCAAGACGGATATATTGATATAGCTAAAAAATTAGGAACTAAAACATCGGGAAATAATGGTTTTTCTTTAACTCTAATAAATGATAGTTTATGTGCCGCTTTATATGTGGGAAATGGTCTTGCAAAAAAATATATAGATTTGCTTGCAGATGACATGACAAGACAATGGATAACTATTCCAGAAGATACGCAAGGGCATTTACTTAATTATATGAAAAAACTTAAAACTAAGTTTGAAATTAAAAAGGCTATAAAAGCTACAAAGTTATTTGGAGGAGCTATAATATTTATGGTAATAGAAGATGGTTTAGAACCTAATGAACCTGTAGATTTAAACAATATTAATTCAATTAAAAAATTAAAGTTTTTTAGTAGAGCAGATGTAACAATAGATCAAACAAATTATTATGATGATCCTTTGTCAGAAAAATATGGAGAGCCTGAATATTTTACTATTTCTTCTACAGGAGCAACACCAAAAGTTGTACATGAATCAAGATGTTTAGTTTTTACAGGTGAATATTACCCTGCTGATGAATTAGGTTTACAACCTAATCACGAGAAGTTTTGGGGCATATCAATATTACAATCTTTACATGAAATTTTTGAAAATTACGGACTTTCATTAGAAGCTTTACTTAAAGTATTTCAAAAATTTAACATTGATACTTTAAAAATAAAAAACTTAATGCAGTTATTAGCAAATCCTGATGGTCAAAAACAATTAGAAGCAAGGGCACAAATATTTGACTTAGCTAAATCTGTTTCAACAACATTAGTTTTAGATTCAGAAGAAGATTTTGATGTTGTTTCTCAATCTTTGACAGGAGGTGTTTCAGAAGCATTTGCTAAAATTCAAGAAACTGTTTCAGCCATGGCGGGTATTCCTACTAGCATTTTGATGGGTACAACAAATAAAGGCTTAAATACAAATAAAGATCAAGAGACAAGACTTTATTATGATAAAGTTAAATCTAATCAAGAAGAAGAAATGCTAAAACAATTAGAATATTTAACAAAATTAATTTCTTACTCTAAAGATTGTAAATTAGAAGGGAATAAAGAATTTTCAATAATATTTAATTCTTTATGGCAACAAACTGACGAAGAAAAAGTTGACATGAGAAAAAAACAAGCTGAAACTGATAATATTTATATATCAAATGGAGTATATGATCCAAATGAGGTTAGAAAATCTAGGTTTGGTAATAATAATTATTCTATTGAAACTGAAATAGAAGGAGAAGTTGATCTAGGAAGTTTTAATGATGAAAATAACGAAGAGGATAAACCAACTGATATATAATAAAAATTAATATGGCTTTAAATTCAATATTTAAACAACAAGTATTAATAGCTCATGGAGGCAATGTTAAAGTTAAAAAACGAATTGCTAAATGGTTATATCCTAATAATGCTGAAAGAATTTATGAAAGAGAATTAGTCAAGTTATTTAAAGAGTTAGATAATAAAATAAAAGATATATTATATCCACAACTTGAATTTTTAGTTGCTCAAGCTAATTCAACACGACCAGATAATAAAAATTTAAAGTTAGATTCTTGGGAAGACGATATTGAAGAAATATATAATAATATTCAATCAAATTATAATTCTATTATATCATCAATTATTGGAGTTATTACTTTTTCACAAGCTACAAGAATTTCTAATTATAATAAGCAACAATTAGATAAAATTGTTTATTCAGCAGTAAAAGTAAATCCTATATTATCTGAATATTATTTAAACTCTCAAATAAGAGCTTTTGTTAAAAATAATTCATCATTGATTACAAAACTTTCTGATGGACAAGCAAAAAGAATGGAAGAAACTTTATTTAGAAACTTATCAGCAGGTAATAGTGTAAAAGTTATTAAAGAAGAAATAGAAAAAGGTTTTAAAATAGGTGAGCGTAGAGCAAGATTAATTGCAAGAGATCAAACAAATAAATTTAATGGTAATTTGACTCAATTAAGACAAAAAGAATTAGGAATTGGTGAATATTGGTGGAGTACATCATTAGATGAAAGAGTGAGACAAACGCATAAATCAAATGAAGGTAAAATTTTTAATTGGGATAAACCTTCTGCAATTACGGGGCACCCAGGCTCACAAATAAGATGTAGATGTGTAGCTCAACCTATAATTTCATCAAAAATGTTTGATTAATTAATAAAAATATATACTTTTATTATTTTAATAGTTTATAATAAAAATATGAAAATATTTACAATTATATTTTTTTTGTTTATAATGTCTTGTACAAGTAAAAATAATTATTTTTACAAAGTAGATTTTAAACAAAAATTAAAAGATTATACTTTTGATACTGAAGATGTTTTAAAAAAAGATAAAAAGATAAAAAAGAATAAAACTGAATTTGAACATTATAAAAAATATAAAAGTAAAAATGAAGTTAAGATTTTAAAAATAAAAACTAAAATTGGAAAAAGTATAAAATTTAAAAATAAAAAAGAAATTAAAATTATAAGAATAGAAAATATAAATGATATACCCGGAACTTTAGCTAGAATGTCAGTTGAATTAAAAGGTTATGTAATACCTCATTATGTTAACTTTTCAACTAACGAAAAGTTTTTTGTTTATGAAGATGTTTTAAAAGAATATGCTAAATCAAAAAATTCTGATATTTTAGTTTATATTGTTGCTAATGATGTTTTAAGATACGTTCTTTATAATGATTATAAAACAATAAAAATTATAGAAAAAAAAGGGTATAAATTATTTAATGCTTTTTTATTTTCAAAAGTTGAGTTTGATAAAAAAATTAATAGTAATTAATGTCTAATAATTTGACAAAAGATATTATAGAAACAATACGATATGATAATTTTAACCTAGATGAAGTTAAATTATCAAAAACACCTGAAGGCTATTTAGAAGGCTATGCTATAGCTACTAGAACGGGTGTATTTAGTTATATGAAAGCAGATGGTTCTATACAAAAAGAATTAAGACTTCCTGATGAAGTTTTTAAAGAAGATGCAATAAATTCTTTTAAATTACTTCCTATTACTGACGATCACCCACAAGAAGAAGTTAATTCTGATAATTCTAAAGAATTAGCTGTAGGTTTTACAGGAGAAGATATAAAGAGACAAGATAGTTACCTTCTTACTAAATTAAAAATAACTGATAAAAAAGCAATAGATGCAATAAATTCAGGTAAAAGGGGATTGTCTTACGGATACAAAGTTAATCTTATAAAAAAAGATGGAGTTTACAAAGGAGAAAAATATGATTATGTTCAAACAAACATAAAAGGTAATCATTTAGCTATTGTTTATCAAGGCAGAGCAGGCGATAAAGCCAAATTAAGACTTGATGGTCAAGAAGCTATTTGTGTTTTTAATAATTTTAATAACTTTAATAATGATCTAAATATGAAAAAAATAAGATTAGATGGAAAGGATTATGAAGTTTCAGAGGAAGTTTCTACAAAAATAGATACTCTTGAAAGAGATAATTCTAACCTTAAAAACACTCAAAAAGATTTACAAAATAAAGTAGATTCTTTAGAAGGAGAAAGAGATGCTTTAAAAGCTAAATTTGATGAATTATCTAATAAAGATGATTCAGAAGAAATTGCTATTAAAGTTAAAGAAAGAATTTCTTTGGAAAAGAAAGCATCTGAATTTTTAAAAGAAGATGAGGATATTTCTAATTTATCTGACAAAGATATTAAAACCAAAGTTATTTGTGCTTTTTCACCAGAATTTAAAGCTGATGGAAAAAGTGATGAATACATTGATGCTCGTTTTGATGCTTTGGTTGACATAAAAAAAGATGTTAATCTTAGTGAAAATATGAAAATCACTGGTTCTAAAAAAGATTCTGAAGATTCTAAAATTGCTATTAGCAATGAAGATTTACAAAGAAACTTAATTAATCGTTCTAATAATTCTAAATAATATATAATTATGCCTATTACTAAATATCAAGATTATCTTGACATCGGACAAAAAGGACAAATAGCTACTTTAGAAGATAGTAATATCAAAACAAGAAATGCTGAGCAAGCTATTGAATTTGGTAGAGCTATTGTTAAAGGAACTAAATCTAGTGTTGATGTTAAAAATATATTTAAGTCAAAAGTTTCTTTAACTTTTGATGCTGACTTTGTTACTGGAAACACAATAAATTTAAAAGTTAATGGTGTTGCAATATCACAAGTTACTTTTGCAACTTCACATGCTGCAACTTTTACTTCTGTAATTGCTTCAATAGATGCTTTAACTGGAATTAGTGCTGTAGCTGGTACTAATCGTGAGATCATTATAACTGTAGATAATGCTATATCAAATATTACTATTTCTAATATAGTTGTTGCAGGAGGTTCTTCTCAAGCAGGTTCAACTACTGTTTATAGTTCAGTTGATACTTTTGAAGGTATTGCGGCTCTTAGACATGGTCAACCAGCAACTATAGGTGGAGATGATAAATATGAAATAAATGATGCGGTTAATGTTTTAACTAAAGGTGTTATTTATGTTGAAGTTGTAGCTACTGTTGCTTATGGTGATCCAGTTTATGTTTATAATGATAAATCAAACGAATCTAACCAAGGGCAATTTACAAATGCTTCTTCTGGAAATCTTATTGTTTCTAGTGCTAAATTTGTAAGCGATGCTACAGGAACTTTAAATAAACCTACTTTAGCTAAAGTAGAAATTAACCAACCTTAATAATTTTAAATTAGAATAATATTATGACTATTCAAACATTTAGACTAGATAACGGAGAGCAAATTAAAATAGATACATGTTCTCCTGAATTTATGGCTTATGAAAATGCCGCTAAACAAGTAGGAATTTATAAAAACGATGATTCTTTCTTTTTTGCTAGAAGCCTTGAGTTTGTTCGCCAAAAGATTTTCACACCCGTTTACGACCAATTAAAGTTGTTAAATGGCGGATTATTGTCAATTAATACTTCAATTCCAGAAGGTGCTGAAATAGATACTTATGGTGTTGATGATTCTACAGGTGAAGCAGATATTGTTACAGATTTTGCAAATGATATTAAAACAGTAGAAGTTTCTGGTAAAGAATATAGCAATAAAATTAAATCTTTAGCTGATTCTTACATTTATTCTGTTGCAGATATGAGAAAAGATAGAATGAATCCTAATGGAAGATCAGTAATCACTAGAAAAGCATTAGCAGCTAGAAAAGCTGTAGATCAAAAAATAGAAAAAATGTTAGGTTTTGGTGATTTAAGATATGGTATTACAGGAATGTTTAATAATAGCAATGTACCTGCTAATGTTGTAAAAGCCAATGGAACTGGATCAAGTACATTATGGTCAAATAAAACCCCTGAAAATATCCTTGGTGATGTTGAGGAAGCTATTAATGATATAGTAGATTTAACTAGAGGTAATGAAATTCCTAATACTATGTTAATGGATTATACAAGTTATCATTTAATTAAGAAAAAAGCTCTTGATACTACTATGTATTCTGGTGTTTCAGTATTAAGTTATATTGAAAAAGAATATAATTTGACTGTGGAATGGGTACAACAACTTAAAAATGGTTTTGTAAATAACACTAAATCTGGTTTTGTTCTTTATGACAATTCAGAAGAAAAGCTTGAAGGTGTTCTTCCTATAAGATTAATGCCACATGCTCCACAAATAGTAAATCTTGCAACAAAAAATATTCTTGAGGCAAGATGCGGAGGAACTAGAATATTTTTTCCTAATTCTATGTCTTATAGTTACGGAATATAATAAAAGTTATATTATAGGGCTAAATAGCCCTATAATATTTTATATAAATTTACTAATTAATATAAAATATTATTATGAAAATTGAAAAAAGAACTAAAGGACTATTAAGATTTAAAACCACAGAAGGAATTATTGTTTTAAATGATGGTGTAAATGAATTAACTGATAAAGAGTTTAAGTTAATCAAAGCTCACCCAATGTATGAAGCAATGGTTGGAACTTCTGGTTTACACATTTTACCTGAACAAAAGAAAAAATCTAAAGCAAAAGCTAAAAAGATTGATTCTAAAGGAGACTCTGAAGAGGTTGATTCTAAAGGAGACTCTGAAGAGGTTGATTCTAAAGGAGACTCTGAAAAGGTTGATTCTAAAGGAGACTCTGAAGAGGTTGTTAAGCAATCAAGTGAAGAAAGTAATTCAGAAGATGCGATTGATCTTTCTGATATTGATCTTGAAAGCCAAGATAAAAAAACTTTAGTAAAAATTGCAAATTCTTTAGATATTGAAACTAAAGGCTTAAATCGTGAAGAAATAATTGAAAAAATTAAAATTTCTAAATAATGGTTACACCTCTTGATTGGATTGTAGATATTGCTCCAACAATAAATGCTAACAATTCTACAGATAAAAAAAATAAGTTTATCAATATGGCTAAAAATGAAGTTAATTCTGCAATTTTTGGTGATAGTGATACTTATAATTTAGCTGTAGCATATTATGCTTGTCATTTGTTGGAGCTAAGCTCAAGAGGAGGTGATTCTAGAGGAGTTTTGACTCAAGAAAAAGAAGGAGATTTAAGTAGAAGTTATGGTGGAGGAAATAATCCAAATGTAAGTATGAATACTACACCTTATTTAGATTCTTATAATAGATTTTTAAAATGTCGTATTCCTAATTTTTATATAAATCATGGGGATAAAATTAGTAGATAAAGGATATAAAATTTATACAGATGCTTTTAAAGAATTAGATTCTAAAAAAGTCGCTGTGGGTTTATTTTCAAATGTGGGTGATGATGTACTAATAAAAGGAATTGCAAATGAATTTGGAGCAAGAGCTGGAAAAAATGGTAGCGTAGTTATACCTGAAAGATCTTATATTAGGTCAACATATAATAAAAATTATAAAAGAGTAGCAAGAAGATTTGCACAAATAGTAAGATCTATAAAAAGAGGATCTAATGATATAAATACAAAACTTAAATTAATAGGTTTAGAGCAAGAGAAAAAAACTAAAAAAACTTTAACAGATTTAAAACACCCTCCTAATGCACCATCTACTATAAAAAATAAAGGATCTTCAAATCCTTTGATTGATACAGGAGAATTAAGAAGTAAAATATCATCAAGAGTTGTACCTAAAAAAGTAAAAGGTTATAATGAATTTAAAAGTAGCCAAGTAAGTTTTAAAGTATTTGACAAATGAGTAGTTTTAGACAACATACATTAACTGTAAAACGAAGAGCATCAGGAGATTATGATGCTTCGGGTTTTTTTAAAGTTTCTGGTTCAGATACAGAATTTACTATAACTGCTAGTGTTCAGCCTATGACAGGATCAGAAATGTTATTACTTCCTGAAAATAGAAGAGAATTAGAGACAAAAAAAATATATACTTCTACAGAATTATATGGAATAGAAAAAGGTAATGGGGTGAATGCTGATATAGTTATTATAGATGGAGATGAATTTGAAGTTGTTAGAATATATCCTTATAAAAATAATGTTATTAACCACTATAAAATATTTGTTGCTAAAAGGACAACAAATGACAGTGTTCCGCCTCAATCAAGTTAAAGTTAGAGTATGAGCATGAATATATTAGGATTAAAAACAGCATTAGCAACTATAATAAATACTTTAACAAGTAAAAAGGTTATATGGTCAGATCAAAATGCACCAACTCCTAATGGTGATTATATTGTTATGAAAATATCATCAATGAGAAAAATAGGAGGAACTGATTATTATTCAAAGCCTAATGCCAACGAGTTAATTAAAACTCAAGGTGATAGAGAAATAGTTTTAACTTTAACTTGCATAAGCAAAGATGCAATGCAAATTCTATTAGAATTAATAAATAAACTTGAATTACCAAATAATTTAGATTTATTGTTTCAAAATAAATTAGTATATGTTAATATTGAAAGTGATCCTGTGGATGTAACTACAGAAATTAATAAAAGTTTTGAAACCAGGGCGGTTACTGAACTAATTTTTAGAGTTTCTAAAAATTATTCTTCTGTTACAGAAGTTAATATACCAATAGTTAAATCTATTGGAATTTCTAGTGAAGTTAATAGTGATCAACAAAAAGATCCATTTACTATGGAAATGAAAATAGAATAATTTTTAATAATTAAAATAAAATTAAATTATGTCAAATAAATTAGATCAAATAATAGATGTTTCAATTAGTCTTTCAACAAAGACAATTACTCAACAGGGTTTTGGAATAGCTATGTTTTTAGGTGAAAGCATGAAGCTTGATAGAAGAATAAAATCTTATGCTAATATCAGTGAGGTTGAAAAAGATTTTGCTACAACAGATGCTGAATATAAGATGGCTTCTGCTGCATTCTCACAAGAAAAAACACCAGCGTCAATAATGATTGGTAAAAAAGTTGTTGCAACTTCAACAGCTATTACTACTGCAACTAATCCTTCTGGTAATATTGTAAATATTAGTAAAACGGATCATAAGTTAGAAACTGGTGCATCTGTAACAATTACAGGATTTAATCAATCACAATATAACGGTACATTTGAAATTACTAAAATTGATGATAATAATTTTCAATATACAGCTTCTTCTACCCCTTCTGCAACTCCTGCTACAGGTTCTGGTTCATATACTGCTTCAGAAACTTGGGCTAATGCCGTACAAAAATGTTATGATTATAATTCTAGTTGGTATGGTTTGGCAATAACATCTTCTGTTGAAGCTGATATTTTAAGTGCGGCATCAAAAATTGAAACTCTTAAAAGAATATTTGTTGCTAGAACATCTGATGCAGATAATCTTGATTCATCTGATACAGGTAGTGTTTTATATAAACTAAAACAGTTAAATTATGATAGAACTTTAACTATATATAATGGGAATACCGCTAGTTATTTTATTGATGCTGCTTTATTAGGTCGTCAACTTCCAACTATACCAGGTTCTTCTAATTGGGCTTATAGAAATCTTAAAGGTATTATTGCAGATGATTTAATATCATCACAATCTTCTGCTATATTTACAAATAATGGTAATACATATGAAACCTTTGCTGAAAAATCAATAATCAGATATGGTAAAGTTTCTTCTGGAGAATATGTTGATATCATTAGGGGTGCAGATTGGTTACAAGCGAGACTTCAAGAAAATTTATACTCTACTTTAATTAATGTTGAAAAAATACCTTATACGGATGCAGGTGGTGATATTATTGAAAATAAAATAAGAGAAATTTTAGATAAAGCGGTAGAAAATGATTTTATTGCTGCTAATTTAGATGGTGTTGGGCAATATACAATAACTATTCCTAAAGTTTCTGATATTTCATCTGCTGATAAATTAGCAAGATTCTTTTCAGGAATTTCATTTACAGCAACAT